CTTTCCACGGGACTTTCCTCTTTGGGACATGCCAAGCGCTTTTCACCTCAAGAACCGCCGCTATGTCCTCTTCACCTACTCCCAGGCAGGACCAGACTTCGACTATTGGGCGGTTGTGGATTTGCTTGGAGACTTGGGAGCTGAGTGCGTCATTGGAAGAGAGGAGCATGCTGATGGCGGAATTCATTTCCATGTATTCACTGATTTCGGACGGCTCTTTTCGACGCGAAAGGTTCGTGTATTCGATGTGGGAGGCAAGCACCCAAACATCCAGCCTATTGGCCGCACTCCAGCGACGGCTTACGACTACGCGATCAAGGATGGCGACGTTGTCGCAGGCGGGCTTGGACGACCGGGCGGAGACTGCGATTGGGACCCTGATAATTTCTGGAGTTCGGCGGCACATTGCGGATCTTCTGACGAGTTTCTGCACTTTTGCGACCAGCTGGCTACGCGAGATCTTATCAAGTCCTTTCCAAACTTCCGGGCATACGCTAACTGGAAATGGAACTCCGGAGTTCCCGAATACGATCAGCCCGCTGGAGCTATCTTTGACACGTCAGCGGCTCCGGGAATCGACGAGTGGTTGTCACAGTCTGCTCTTGGAACTGGCAAGTCACGAGCGAGGTAAGTTCAATGTGGAGTGAAGCCTTTGCTCCTAACGTCGTGCTTAAGCGGTGGGGGCGCTTCTGGCGGGCAAGACCGCCTGCCCCACCTCGCACTCCTTTACCGTTACACATAGGCGTGGGGTAACATTCATGCTAAATTGTTCTTTTTTTAGACGCAAGAGCTTAGTGCTCTTTGGTCCCCTACGGTTGTGGCAAAGACTGTCTGGGCCCAGAAGTCTGCATACGCACATATACTTTGGGTCACAGTGGAGTGGAAAAATTGCTTTTCACGGTGTGGATAGTGCGGAATACGCTATATTTGATGACTGGAAGGGGGGGTTGGCAAAGTTGCCGGGGTATAAGGACTGGTTTGGTGCGCAGTGGCATGTGAGCATGCGGAAGTTGCACCATGACGCGGAGATTGTGGAGTGGGGTCGGCCGGTTATTTGGTTGTGTAACCGAGACCCGAGGTTGTTGGCGAGGGGGGATGAGGAGATCGACTGGGAGTGGATGGACCGTGCTTGTGACTTCGTTGAGGTCACAGGTCTCCTCACTACTTTTCGTGCCAATACAGAGTAGCATTGTATCGAAGTCCGAGTTGCGCATCAGGGTTGCCATTGCTCTTGAAGAGATCAACGACGTAGAAATCACCCATGCCTTGCTTTCCTTCAGTGGACCATGGGGTCAGCTGCACTGACTGACCATTTTGATCGTCACCGTAGACCAAATTCTTGTTCATGGGGTGCCATCTGTGGTAGGTGCGGATGAATCCTTCGGAGTTACCGGAAGCCAGCGTTGTAGTCTTATCGTATTTGACGCTAATACGAGTGCTGTCGAGCGGGGCTAAGAATGAATCTGCCCAGTCGATGTTGCGGACTCCGCGGAACATGAGCTGTTCGAGCTCAGCTCCACCTGGAGTTGTTGCAGGCCAGTTGGTGGCTGGGCGGATGACGCCAGAGGCGCCAGCTCCGTTTTGCCGATCGTATAGGTTCATGCCTGCTGCCTGGAGGGAGTGGATACGGTCGCCTTTTAGCGTAAAGCATATGCGACGCCAGAGCCAGGGTTGGCCATCACCCGAGCGGAGAGTGATACTCTCTTTCAGTCCCCTCATGAAGCACGTGGTTTTCGTGCGAGTTGACTCATCGATGGGGCCGGCTCCGCCTCCACTAATATCGATGCCAGGTCGACCTGTTGCAATCCATGGAATCATGTATCGGAAGTTACCGGTCATTGCAGCTTCCTTTTGGTTGTAAGCTCCGGGGCTGATGGAGCCGAAATCAATGTTCGTGTACTGAAGCATCACGTCCTTTTTCTTTGTGCTTGTCAGGTTGAGGATCCGTTTGGAGCTCATCTTTTTGGTTGAGCGGCGTTTCCTGGTGGGGTAACTTCGGCGGCGTGTGCCACCAAACCTTCTTTCCGGTCGAGCGGGTGGCCTTGCGGGTAAAGGAACGTCGGCCACGTCTTGTCGTTCGGTACGCCATTTTCGCTGGGGTAGGGCATGGTGCGGGGTTGGAATTTCGTTGAGGGGGAGCCTCTACTTATACCCTTGGGGTGTCCCTTGTCCCTTCGTCCCGTGGATAATATTA